TAACTCATCGTTATATTCCGGCCAGAGAGGTCGACCCTCTTGGACAAACGTGTATTTGCCCTCTGCATAGCACCTAATCCAGTCTAAATTCTTGCCGCCCAGGAGCTGCTCGTAATATCCATCAGGCAAATTGGACAGGTTCTCTGCTTTTTGATTAGTCTGCCACCATTTACCAGCTTGGAAGATATATCCTTGTGCTTCGGGCATATCCTCCGGTAAATCCTCTAATGAAACTTCTAAAACTCCACCAGGCTGGCGAAAGAAATCCCACGGAAACCTACCGCCAGGCTTTTCCTTCTCAGCAACTTTATAATACCAATGGTCGTCATCCATCGGGTTTGAGTCAAGGATAATGCCGTGCCAGGTAGGACCACCATCTTGTTTATTGGGATATCTACCAACACGGTGGGTTAATCCATCCACAATTGCCTTCGGTAGTTCTCTACATTCGTTAATCCAGGCACCAGTAAGCTCCAAAGACAGCAGTTTTCTAACGTCTTTAGGCTCATCTAGGGCTAAGAATATAACTTCCATGTCAATTCCAGAGGCGCCATCTCTGGGCGGTAGCTTGATATGATGCGTTATGGGCGGAGAATACTTAACCGGACCCCAAATATTCTCAGGAAGTAGCTCTAACCAGGTTTTAAGGGTCGTAGTTCGCAGCATCGGGTGGGTATTTCGCACAATTGCCCACCTGGAATACTTAATTCCGTCCCTGGGACTAGGCTTTTGCTGTACAGAACGGCGAAATATCTCAGCACAACAGGCATAAGACTTACCAGAACCAACAGGCCCCATTAATCCCCTGACAAATGCTTTACTGTTAAAAAACTTCGCCACAGTAGGAGAGCTGGAGAAGTTAAGCTTTAATCCGGCTTGACCCTTAACCATCCTTTTTCTCCTGTTTAGCAAATCTTCTAGCAAGCTCAGCTCCACTAAACTTTAATTCCTCACCGAAAGAACAGCAGTTAGCGCAAGGGTTAAATATTTCCCGAAACGCAGTAACCAGCTCATGGGCGTGTATTTCATTTTTATCGTGTATATGAAATATCCAATCAAGCATCTGTGAAGTGCTGTTAATATCCTCTAGGTAAATTTCATAATGGCATAACCCACCTGGGAAAAGTTCGCGAAACTCCAGAGCTAGGTGCTTAGAGTTAAAAACCCAACCCTCTTTGATTAAATTAGCCATCCTTCTTCTCCTCGCCAGGCATAACCATCTCTATCGAAACAACAGAAGGCTTATCTATCTCCTTCTCATTGTCCAATAAGCCCGCAGACTTAGCCAACAGCTGCAACACACGAACTTTATCAACCATCTCAACCTCCAAAATATCTCCCCTAGACGTAGGAGTAACCTTAATCTTCTTAATCGCAGACAAAGCACTCTCAGGTATCTTATCTATAGGCTTGACCTTAACGTTCCCATCAGCATCCCAATCGATAACATCAGTAATCTTACTACTGCCCAACGCCATCAATTCCATAGCCAGCTCATCACGGTGCTCATAGATTATCTTAGAGCCACGTAACCGACGGTTAATACGCCCCAAAGCAAAAGGCTCAGCCTTGGGAACGCTCTGACGCTTACCAGCCATCTAAAACGGTATCTCGTCGTCTATCTTAACTTCCTTAGAAGGCCACGGAGCACCGCCACCAACAGCCGCAGCACCAGTTCTCTCACGGTCATCAGGAAATAGATTTAACCAAACCTCACCCTTCTCATTAGGCAAAGGCAACGCATCTAGTTTTATAGAACTAATCTTGCCCTCTTTCTCAAACGCATATCCTAACTTCATCCAATAAGTCTTTCCTTCTTTGCCTTCTCTCGCCTGACTAACATTGTAATTCATTTTATTTCCTTTTCTGGGTTTCTATAAAATATTTCTAAGTGACCTCCCTATTAACGTTATGGGGGGGGGAGGGGGTAAGGCCCCCTTTTTTTTAACGTTATCGTATACCCTCGCTGGCTAGGTGTATAGATATCATACCAGCGTCTGGTTTCTTTACAATCATCTCCTCATGTTCATTCTAGCTGTGACTTGAGCGAGTATTGCCCGATGGTCTTTAGGCTTAGCGGTCTTAGTATACTTGCTTATGAAGTACTGTAAGCTAAGCGCTGGCTTACGGTTGGCCTTCTTCATCCATGTGAGTGTAGCCTTTGCATCAGCAAGGAACTCAGCGTTGCTCATGCGTTCTAGTATTGTCCTTGCCAACAGCAGCTGCCTGATGTCGTACCTCCAAGGTTGACCATGCACCTCGACGATTAGCTGGCCGTAGTCGTTGCACATTCTTTTACATTCATCTTCATTTATATTCTTACTTACTTCTTTAGATAGAGTGTTATGCACAACCTCCAGGTTGTAGGGGTTTACAACCCCCAGGTTGTAGGAAGATAAGTTATCCACAGGCTTATTGGTGTGTCCTTTGGGTCCTATTGAGGCTAGTCTGACTGTTTCTTCTGCTCTTATATGCTCTTGTTCTTCGGTTACTGGGGCTGAGTTTAGGCAGTCTTCGTTGCTCATTGATGGGTTGAATATGACTCTCCATAATGCTCCTTGTGACCCCCATGTTTTACGTGGGTCTTCCTTTCTTATCTTCTCTAGGTATCCGAACCTTACGAGGTTTCTCATGTGCTTTGATACTGATTGTTGTGAGCATTCCATGATGACTGACATGGTTGATTGGTTGACGTAGAACTGTGCGTTATATCCTGATGCGTGACCACAACACAGTGCGAGTGTACGCAGTGCCATTGGGAACCTATTGAACCTGTTGTCTACGATAGCGCGTGATGGCATCATTGTTCTTTCACCTGGTGCTTGGTGGTCGCCGTGGCCTTCTGGTGCATCTCGCAGCGGGTCTGGCGCCATCTTAGTCTTTAACATTATGGGGCCACCTTAACTCTAGAACTTGTACTTCTGGTTCGTGCGAATGTGTTCTGCCTAGTCCGTTACACACAAAGCATTCTTCCCAGTTTACGTCACCTTCGCTGTAAGGATTAGCCTCCAAGGTCCAGCCTTTACCGTCACAATTCACGCATACTATTGGAGGTGCTACTTTGGATACGTTAAGCATTTATAGTCACCCATGTTCCACCCTTTATGTTCCTGGCTGTTGCGACTGGCATTAGAACACCTTGTGCTCCGGCTCCCTGGTCTCCCATCTTTATGGTTTTGCCTCCCCAGGATTGTCTGTGCATGGTGATTATACTTCTGAGAATTGATGTTTTAATAAACCAAACGTCATTAGCTACACCGTGAACCCATAGGTCAGGGTTTGGTCCTTCTGGATGTACGCCGGATGGTTTGCCATTGTCCCATGTTTGGATTGCCAGGTTGTTGCTTGAGTATGCTCTGTCATCCCACTTACATTCAGCTGAGAAGGCAAGGCTGCCAATCAAAGGGACTTCTACTGTGAACTGTATGTCATGTACGATACTGCTGCTTTTCCATGCGTCTATATTTGCTTGCTTGTTTAGATAACTTACTACCTTCTTCTCGAACGCTTCACCCTGGGCTAACTTTGCCCCGAAGCTAGTCCCATAGCTCTTAGTCTGATATCTATACGCGTTGGTCAAAATAAGGCTTTTATTGCCTGGTAATGAGAAAAGTACTCAGGGTTTTCAAGTAAACGACGCGCATTTCTTTTACCATTTAGAATGCTTGTATGGTCTCGGTTAAACCTGTCACCTAGTTCAGTGAGGCTTTGACCAGTCAGTTCATAAGCAATAAGATATGTAAGGTGCCTCCATTTAACCAAGCTTTTACTTCTGGAGTAACCTAGCAATACATTGATATCGATTTCCACGAAATCCGCTACTGCTCTGGCAACTTGAGCTGGCGATAGGATGCCGGATTTATTTCTATAATCTTTACGCCCAGGTATAAGGCCTCTACTAATTTCTTCTTTAACCGATACACGTCCGTTTTGTACCCTTTCACGTCCTCCACTACCGTACATCCTGTCGCTCCATTTCTGCCTTCTATGTTTTTGTTTATGTATCTGAAATCAGCTAGGTAATCGCAGATTTTATATCCATTTATCTCGCACCGTATCCGTGGTTGCAGCTCTAAATGTGTTATTTCTCTTGCTTCAAACTGAGGCTTTAACGTAAACCAATAATGCTTAGCCTCTGCCTGGCTGTCGAACTTGTAACCGTCCAAGACAACTTTCTTATTCTTAAATTTGCTAAACTTTTGCATCTTTATCCCTTACCGCCATCAAAAAGGTCTCATCATCTCCAACGCCCAAGACCTTCTTGAGAAGTATGTCTAACGTAACGTTAACATGCCGTCTTTCAGCTCTGGCTCTATCCTCTAAAGCCTCTTTTACTTCGGGTGATATTCTACAAAATAAGGTAACTACTGACATTTTTTTGAACTCTGTTATGGTTTCTTTACAACAGATAGCTCAGAGATATCACTAATAATAGATGAAAAAGATGTGAACACGGAAAATAGTCTTGCAATTCTGTAAAGATACCATATCTGTCATGAACACCACATGAACGCAGTGCGAATATCACGCAGTTAAAGGCACTGTACAAACAGAAAAGAAAGGAATTACAATTATGTTAGGTGAACGAACAGACCCACCAAAACCGCGATATGGTAAGTACGCTGCTTACATGCGTGTCAGTACCGACGACCAAACTATACAGATGCAGGAGCACAAAATTAAAGAATACCTTAACGGAGGAGAGCATCAAGTTGAATGGTTTGCCGACCAAGGTGTATCATCGGGTGAGGCTTGGATTAAACGCCAGGGCCTTCAAGATGCTATTGCTTACTGTAAAGAAAGCAAGGCAACTCTTATAGTTTACAGCTTAGATAGGCTCTCTAGACGTGTCTGGGAAAGTCTACGTTTTCTAGAAGAAGAAGTTGATAGGGGTGAGGTTAAATTTGAAATCGTGACTAACCCTCACATTACACGCAGCTCGATTGCGCTGGACGCTATGCTTGCAGAAATGGAGCGTGATAAAATACGTACCAGAACAGCTGCGGGCTTTTCTAGGGTTAAGAAAGAACTAGAAGAGAAGGGGAGATGGACCACTAAGGCTGGAAAAGTTCGTACCTCAATGGGAAATGAAAACATCATTGAGCAAGCCACACCCAAAGCTGCTGAATCACATAGAGCTAAAGCAAAGGCTCGAGCAGCTAGGGTTGGTCCTGTTATACAAGAAATGCGTGACAGAGGGATGACATGGGCGGCAATTAGCATGGAGTTTAACAAACTGGATGTCCCAAGCCCAGGAAGACTAAAAGCAAAGGTAGATAGTCCAGGCAAGAAAATGCATTGGTGGTCTCAGTCGGTTTTAAACACGTACAACATATGGAAGAGAGACAGAGATGGAGAAAAGGAATAACTTTACAGAGCAGAATATTGAGCGTTCATCCTTTGATGCAACAGAATATTTGTTTGATAATAATAACGATGGGGTCGCAGTTCATTGCCCAGAGCCAGTGGATATTGAAAGAGCAAAGGAAGTAGCAAACGTATTTAAAGCAGCTGACGGACCAGCAATCGAAAACGCTTTTAAATTCACAGCTGAAAGCTTTGAAAACAGATGTAAGCACTACCAAAGTGAAGACGGTAAAGTTCCTGTTTTCTTCCAAGAGTCCTTAAGAATGGATTTTATCAAAGCTGATTTAATAAAGAACCTAGAGAGAATCACTACCATTAATGATGCTGAAATCACATATTGGAACTCAACTTCATTAAGATTCGCAGCGTGGTGTTGCTTAACACTCGCCTGGCTAGACAACAAAGTTGTTTCCGTGAACCAACTGAGCGAGGTATCTAAAACTAGCAAAGAAGCCACGAGGAAAATGCTAAAAGAATCTGTAGGTTTTGGTTATATTGAAGAAGAAAAACTTGATGGCAAACTTCATTACTGTGCGAAGCTAAGTACAGTAAACAAGTACTATAGGAACCTTCATCAAGAAACTCAAAGAGCCTCACTGGAGTCTTTATCTCGACTAATGACAATGCATAGCTTTATCAATTATGAGACTGAATTCGTTGCTTTCTCAGGAACTGATGAGTTTTATAAGGAAGTTTAAACCGTTGATTATGCCAACTAAGTTGGTTTTAAAGTTCCCTAAAATTGTATTGTAATAAAGATTTATAACGTTAAATTAAATGAACAAGGAGTGAATAACAAATGTACAAGTCATCAAAAGCGAGAGCACGGACGAACTCAACCCTTCAAGCAATTCAAGGTGGTTCCATTCGGTTTAAACGCAGAATTGACATCCAAATGTGGCATCCAACGCACGCAACTCAGGCTCTTAAAATATTAGAGGACCTGGTTTCAGAAATGCGTAGGGTAATTTTTGATAATCGCTGTAAAGAAGGTCTAACACATCCACAGAAGATGTGGGCAATACAAACTAGCATCCTAAAAGCTAACTCAGATTGTGCGAATATGAGACCATCTGACCCTAGAGTTCGTGG